AACTTAAAGAATATACCGGCGCAAGCAGATACGTTTTTCCATCCGGTAGAACCTTTGACCGGCCAATGAGTGATAATGCCATTCTTGCAGCATTGCGGCGTATGGGTTATGCGAAAGACGAAATGTCAGGGCATGGTTTCAGGGCAATGGCGCGAACCATCCTTGATGAAGTCTTGCAAGTAAGGCCGGATTTTATTGAACATCAGCTTGCTCATGCAGTCAGAGACCCAAACGGACGCGCTTATAATCGAACGGCACACCTTGCCGAACGAAAGAAGATGATGCAGACATGGGCTGACTATCTGAACGGATTGAAGGCTGGGGCGAAAGTGATCCCGTTTAAAAAAATAACTGGATAGATGAGACAAAATAAAAAAGGGAGGTTTTGAGATGATAACGTAAATGGCAAAAATAGAAAGCAAAAAGGTGCTGGCTGATTTAATAGAAGTTATCGATGAAAAAGGTCTTAACGTTGTCACCGATATCCTAAAAGCAATAAAAGGGAATTTAACTCCCCGAAATAAACAGCATCTACTTTTTTATATCAATAATATTACTTCCGATATGTTTGCCCGGCAAGAGAGATGCAGGTTAGATAAAACGTTTAATTCTATTGACAACAGTCTGACTGAGATAGAAAAATTTATTTCAGGATCGTTCCAGTCAGGGATATCAGAAAACAAGAAGCAGAAAAAATCAACTTTAAAAGTTATTACTGGCGGAATGTATAAATCACTTAATGATGAGCTTTTAAAGAAAACTGTTGCCCCTTGAAATAAAGGGATGCTGTGAGAGGAAAGGCAATGAAAAGTACTGCATTCACAAAATACGGGAAATACAAAATCTGCACAAAGGAGGCCATCAACCGCGAGAACTACCGCCTACGATTCAAAGCGCTGCTCCTTAATAATGATTTTCTGAATTATTGTAGGTTATTTAGTGAAGCACGGATAAGCGGAGATTGGCAGGTACTTATTGATGAAGATTTTCGTGCATATGGAAAAAGACCAGAAGTCGACAGCATATTATCTGTTGTTAATGGCAACGCATGGACTAAACTTTCGGAATGGCTGAAACATATAACACCGAATGAAATAAACCTGCTCATTTATGGAAATCTGCACTTGCCACCTTGGGATTTAGAATCCATGACTGAAAACTTATTTGACCATTCCTATTCCCACTTTCTAGAAGCATTTCGTCAGTATCAGCTTTGGTGTCAATTTGATAAGGAACCTATTTACATTATGGATACCGGTGAAGTTGTGCCCACCGGACGGCTGGTTGTGTCAATCAATCCGCGACTCTCGCAAGAAGTGATAAGGTCACTTTTTTCAAGACTACTCACCGATATAAAGACTAAAAAAACGCGCCACGGTATGGCGATCAAGCAAGACCCCTTGGCTGGTTATTTCGAGATGATGACAAGCAAGGGACGCGGAGCAGAACCAGCCGTCATTTGTCGCTATCTTGATGTTGCTAAAATTAAAAAGGACCATAGTAGGTATACATGGATGGGCCGTGCTAAAAAAAAATATCCCTCATGTCAAAGCCTGTCACGTGATGCAAGGAAAGGGGACAATATCGCATATTGGATTGTCCGAGGCCGTTTCCCAGACACATTAAAAAGACCTTCTTAAAATACCATTACACCCAAAATGACACTTAAGACACTCGTTTTTCACCTTGTTTCATACCCTCCTAAATGTTACATAAAATATTGAAATCATTAGTTTTTTCTTGACTATATCTCATAATCGTTTATATTGGACTCATATCAATCCAATGTGGATTGGATGAATCTTTGTTTATAACCAATTTTTAGGGGGATTTATGGAACACAATGAAATTTCTTTCTTACGATTACCGAAAGTACTGGAATTAATCCCGGTCAGCAAGTCAACTTGGTGGTCTGGAATAAAAAGTGGTCGATTCCCAGCGGGCAAAAAAATTTCCTTGAGAGTGACCGCCTGGGATCGGCGGGATATAGTTGAATTGGCTGAGAAGCTTAGCTTAAGGAAGAGTGATGAGCAAAAATAATCTAAACGATTTACCCGACCCAAGAAAAAAAACATTGTGCATGCGTGACTATGAAGAGCTTTGTGAACTCTAAAGCATCTGTCCGAGCATCAACGCGCGGAAATCGCTCGATCGCTTTTTAAAGATACTTCCGAGGATAAAAACAAGGGTGAATTAATCGGCCGCTGGCCGTTTCCAGGCCATCGGGGGCTGTCCCATTTAACGACATGAGACAAATATTCATAAAAATAAATAATAGTACCTTTAAATCAGGCGGGGTCAAGTGTTCTCAATTAATCAAATCGTAAAATTTTATAATGTAAATTTCAAGGCAGTGGAGTGTTTTTACGGAGAAGTTTTCACGTTCCGCCCCGCCCCCTTTATGTAAAGAATCAATTCAAGTATCTATTGGAGTCACCGTTATTAAAAATTGCTGCGGGTCCTTCCCATGCATCGAATCCATACGGGTAGCAAAACCTCAATTTCCAACTCCATATAATTGTGCGTTTGAATGAGACTTTGAGACTTTAAGAAGAATGAATGATATTGATAAGATAAATGATAATAAATGTCCGGCGTGCAAAGGTGTGAAGGTGCAAAAATATGGTCGCACCAAAACCGGCGTGCAAAAATATCGTTGCCTCAATCTTGGTTGTTGTCGGCAATTTGTCGGCGCATCAGATCGTCCAGTCGATCCGGACACTAAAGATAAAATCATCAAATTACTATCCGAAAATGTTCATCCAAAAATAATTCACAAGACGTTTTCAGATTCTATTTCATTGCGATGGATTTACGAACTCAGGCGAAGGATGAAAATTAAAATATGACCGAGAAAGCGGATATCACTATTGACCTGGTGGATAAAACCTGCACCCGCTGCGGAGCGAAAGGCGTCACGGAAAGCGGTCTGTGTTTGAAATGCGTAGGCATCGTCGCTATGGATTCCATCGATAACATCCGCCGTCAGGTTAATGACCGCGTCACCGAAGAGAAACAGAACTCACAGGCCAAAGAAGAAAAGCAGGAAATCGACAGCAAATTTATCGGCCAGTGTCTTCTTTCCAATTCTACCGGCGACGGCCTTTTATACGCGACGCTATTCCGCGATCAATTCCTGTATGTCAAAAATATACAGGAATGGTTTATGTGGACGGGGCATCTCTGGCAACGCGACAAAATGAATCTATCCTTTGCCGCCGTCGAAAAGATCGCTTTGGTTTACCTGGAAGAATATAAAAATATACACAAGCAGATTGCGGAACTCGCCGGCGATGACAATAAAGATGAAATAATAAAACTCCGAAAAAAAGGAGATAAGATTTTAGAGCGAGTCCGGCAACTCCGTGGACCGCAGCGCCGTAAATCATGTCTTGATTTCGCCCACACCATAGACAACCCGCTGGCCATTACCGGTGACGAATTCGATCAAAGGCCAATGCTCTTCCCGTGTGCCAACGGCGTCATCGATCTCGAGACAGGCAAATTCAAAGACGGGCGGCCGGGTGATTACCTGTCATTGGGCAGCCCGGTTGAATGGAAAGGCATTGACGAACCGTGCCCGTTATGGGAAAAATCACTGCGCGAAATCTACAACTGCGATCGTGAAGGCGACGATCAATCCCTGGTACAATATAACCAGCGCCTTTACGGATACGCCATGACTGGTCAGGTCGCCGAAAAAGTCTTCCCCGTATTGTACGGCAAGACCGGCTGGAACGGCCGCAGCCTCATCATCGAGACCATCAAATACGTCATGGGTGAACTGGCCGCGCCTATCCCTTCTGAAATGCTGCTGAGTCAGCGATTCAGCAAATCATCATCCGGGCCCAGCCCGGACATCATGAGTTTAAAAGGAATCAGGATGGCTTTCGCCAGCGAGATCGATGAGGGCCAGCGGTTTTCCGTTGCTAAAATCAAATGGCTTACCGGGAAGAATGAAGTCACCGGCCGCAATCCGCACGACAAATATCAATCGCGTTTCGATCCTACGCACACGCTTTTTGTCGAGACCAATATCCAGCCGTCGGCGCCCGCGGATGACAAATCATTCTGGGAGCGTTTACACCTGATCCCTCACAACATCAGTTTCGTCAATCGTGATCCACGGGAATCCCATGAACGGCGGGCCAATCTGAACCTCGACAAAGAAATAAAAAAAGAAGCATCCGGAATATTGGCCTGGCTGGTTCGCGGCTGCTTAATGTGGCAGCGCGACGGATTAAATCCGCCGTCCGTTGTCACCGAGGCCACCGCGAAATATCGCATGGACGAAGACATGCTGGGCGACTGGATAGAAGAATGCTGCACCAAAGACCCGCTCGCCAAAGAAGGTGCGGCAGACCTCTTCCATTCCTTTGTTGAATGGTACCACACCAACCAGGGCAAGGGCGATAAACTAACCGGAACATGGTTCGGAAAGCAACTCGGCAAGAAATTCGACAAAATTAAGTCCAACGGACGCAATATGTATGTTGGACTTTCTCTAAACAAGGGAGGGTTGGAGACTATAAACGTATGAAAACTTATACTGTTAAAAAATTTAACACAGACCGGAAAACACCGATACAACCCTCCACCATCCCTAATTTTCAGGGACAGTTTCAAAAATCGGCTGGATTCCGCAAAATATGCGTATCTATCCGAAAAATAAAATGTTCTTTGGGGATGGTATATCCTGTTCTGGATTTTTTGGGGAGGGTGGACAGTTCAACCTAGGAAACTTTTTTAGTGGTTTTTTATAAAACCCACGGACAATATATATAAGGCGCAACTATCCAACTATCCCTAAGCATCCCCAAAGGGTAGGGGTATATATAAAATATATATAAATAAATGAATAATAATAAATAGATATAAAAAAAAGAAGAAAAGAAAAAACAGGGAGGGTTTGAAATGTTTATTATTGAAGAAGAAGCGATTAAAAAAATATGTCCATTTTCTATGGCAACTCCATCAGAAACATTCCTTGAAAACTGTCAGGCATCAAAATGTATGTTATGGCGCTGGGGAGTTTATCAAAAAAATGGTCATCCAAATAAGAACAATGGCGGTTATTGTGGATTGGCACCATTAATTATTGAAAAAGATTAAAGGTACAAATCCCGCGTCGCTACGCTCCTGGGATAATTCGCTCTACGAATTTCCCGGCGTTGCACTTGGGAAATTCTAGGACTCATTATGAACACATACGATCTGGCGATACAGGAAGTAAAACTTAAAAAAGCATCGTCGAGCAAGGGTGGGGAGTTTCATGGTCCCTGCCCTGGATGCGGAGGTGATGATCGCTTCCATGTCTGGCCGAACGAATATCAAGAAAAGGGAGGTTATTGGTGTCGTGCTTGTGGTAAGGCGGGCGACAATATCCAGTTCCTGATTGACTTTAAGGGAATGGATTTTAAAGCGGCATGTCAATTTTTAAATATTAATATAAAAGAACATACCGCCGAAACCCGACGTATGCCGGGTATTCCCGATAAACCACCATTCGAGCCGGAACAGCATCAAAACCCGGATCAACTCTGGCAGGAAAAGGCTGAAAAATTTGTCACCTGGGCGCAACTTCGCCTTGGTGAAAACGCAGACGCGATAAAATGGCTGGCCTCTCGCGGAATCAGCGCGGAGGCGGCCGTTGCCGCGCGCCTGGGATGGAATCCCGGTGAAAACGGAAAAGATATTTTTCGAAGTCGAACCGCGTGGGGATTGCCTGAACTGATAAAAGAAAATGGAAAGTTACGGATGCTCTGGATACCGCAGGGACTGGTGATACCCTATAGCGTTGACGGAATCATCCAGCGCATTCGCATCCGTCGTCCCGAAGGCGAACCACGCTACTACGTTATACCCGGATCGTCAATGTCTAAAATGATCATCGGCATTGAACGCCGCGCCTTTGTCGTCATCGAAAGCGAACTCGACGCCATCGCCTGCGCCGCGGCCACCGATCTAGCCGGAGCTATCGCTATGGGAACCCTCGAAGGAAAACCCGACGTTGCCGCCTACACCATATTAAAAGACTCCATACAGATACTCAACGCCCTGGACTATGGAGACAAGGACGGCGGAAAGAAAGCTGCGGAACGCGCATTTAATTGGTGGCTCGAAAACTTTCCCGAACGCTGCGACCGCTGGCCCGTCCCGAAAGGAAAGGATCCCGGCGAAGCATTCCAGCAGGGGATAGACCTGAAAAGATGGATAGAAGCGGGGTTGCCGCCGATCGTGACGATATCACGACGTGAAACGGGAAAAGTGAATGGTGAAGCGAAGCCAGGCGAATGCCGGGTCACTATAGTCCAGGAACAAGAATGTCATTGCGAGCCGTCCCTCGGATGGCGTGGCAATCTCAAACCAAACGCCGACACTCCACCCCTTATCGCCGAACTCTGGAAACTCCTGCGCGACAATCCCAGCGTCAAGATCATCAATGAACCGTACCATTTCACCGTCTTGCGCCGCAATGACCGTTACGTTGGCGGCCGCATCAACGAACTGGTAATGAAACCGGGTGAAGTCAATGACTATCTTTTAAACCATCCGGATGAAGAAATTACATGGCAGAACCTATTAAAAAAACGTGAAGAGTGAAAGGTGAAGGGTTAAGAATGAGATGACTAAATTTTTTCCAACAATATTAATCGCGCTGAGCATCGGCGCAGGAATCGTTTACGCGGTGAAAGGCGACGTCCGGCACGCCATCTATTGGTTTGCCGCGGCCACGCTGAATATAGCGGTAACGTACTGAAGGAACCATGCAAAAAGAAGAACTCGAAAGATTAATCGACGGAAAACCTGATGACATAAAAGCTAAAGGCATATTATTGTTTAATGCCTATCTAAAGACACAACTCAGCGTCAAAGACGATCCGTCATCGCAAAATTACAGAAACATGAATTCCGCTCAGGAAGCTCTTGAAGAATTCCGTATAGCCCAGTCCGGCGAAAAATCCGATGAAAAATATACGACTGAAAAATCCGTATTAAAATATCTTGAAGATAATGGCTGGAAAATATCAAAGCCTACGCTCAACCGGCATATTAAAACCGAGCGTAAATTATTAAGACAAAACGACGGAACTTTTACCCAAAAATCCATAGATAAATACGCCGAAACCTGGCTCAAAAAGACCGCGACCGGCAAACGTCTGCAGGAAGGAACCGACGAATTACAACGGCAGAAACTTGAACAGGAATTAAAAAACCTCCAACTCAAAAATGAAAGAGAAACATTCAATTATAACAGAGATCGTGGCCTATACATTCCCAGGGAGCAAATGGATATTGAACTGGCCACGCGTGCCGGTATTTTAATTGCCGGATTAAAGCACTGGATACAAACTAACGTAGCCGATTGGATAGTATCGGTCGGCGGAGACACGCGGAAAGTGGGAGAGTTAATCAATAAGATGAGCAACGACATGGACGAACACATTAACCATTACGCAAGCAGCAGGGAATATGAAGTCGTAATCGACGGCGAAGATAAGCAACCTCAAGAATCAGGGATGGAAATATTATGAACCTAACCACCGTCCACATACCCCGCAGCGCTCCCTGGCTGCCGCCTTCAATGCTTGAGCAATCAGGCGAAATCCGGCACCATATTACATTATCCGAAACGGAGCGTCGCGTATTCCGCAAGCACAAAAAAATACTGGTGTCCAAATGGGCGGAAATGCACCGATACGTCACCATGTCCGTGCTGCCCGGCCGGTGGAAAAACGAAGTAACGCCATATATGGCCGGCGTCATGGACGCTTCTTTTTTCCCTTCCGTTCAGACAATAATTATTTGCAAACCTCCGCAATGGGGAGGAACGGAAGGAGTATTGACCTGTCTCGGATATGCCATTGACCGCGATCCAGGACCAGTTCTCTGCATCTATCCTGATGAACTGACGGCCAAGGAAAACAATCAGGATCGTATCCAGCCGATGATCACATCCAGCCCGCGCCTTAAAGCATACATGACCGGATCGGATGATGACGCCGGCATGATGCGGATCAAACTCACGCATATGCTTATCTATATGGCCTGGGCCCGCTCCGCATCCCGGCTGGCCAATAAACCTATCCGCTATCTTGTATTTGATGAAATAGACAAATATCCGGACACTGCCGGCAAGAATGAAACCGATCCGATATCCCTGGGTGAAGCCAGGGCCATCACCTATCGGCATAACTGCAAAAAATGGAAAATCAGCACGCCGACGAAAGAAACCGGAAATATCTGGCAGGCCTTGACCAAAGAGGCTCAGGTTATTTTCGATTATCATGTCACCTGCCCGTTTTGCGGCCATCATCATAAGATGATTTTTAAAAACATTAAATGGGAGCACGAAAAAGAACCGGATGAAAAAGGCGATTATCATTCCCTTCCTGCCGAAACAATCGAATCCGATAAATTAGCCTGGTATGAATGCCCGCAATGCTCTGAACATTGGACGGATTACGACCGCGATCGCGCTGTCCGTCATGGCGTCTGGCGCGATAGAAATGGCGGGGTTGAACTCATGGAATACCTGCGTTTGCATCGTCCGGCCAAAATCGGTTTTCATGCCTCATCATGGATTTCGCCCTTTGTGTCCTTTTCGACCATTGCCGCGGCATTTTTAAAAGGCCTTAGCGACATTAACAAACTCAAAGACTTCTTCAACAAGCATCTGGCCGAACCGTGGAAACTTAACGTCATCAGTAAAAACGCGGAGCAGATATTATCCGCCCGCTGCAACCTTAAACCTCAGACCGTTCCCGAATCAGCAATAGCGCTGACCTGCGGCGTAGATAAACAGAAACATGGATTCTGGTTCGTCGTGCGGGCATGGACGGCGGAGCTCACCAGTTGGCTTATCCATTACGGCTTTCTGGAGACGGAAGATGACGTCGACAAACTTATTTATGAATCCAGTTACCCCGTTGGCGATACAGGCCGCACCATGCGCATCTTCCGCGCCTGTAAGGATACGGGCGGCGGCGAAAAATATGAAGGCATGAGCATGACTGAGGAAGCATATTACTGGCTGATAAAAAACCGTGGCCGCGGCGGTGTCGCCGTTTGGGGAACCAAAGGCGCCAGCAATTCGCTTCCCGGCATGTTAAAAATCGGCGAACCTATTTTGTCCACTCCTTCGGGCAAGAAATTACCGGCCGCGCTCAGGCTTTTGCATATCGATACCCACAAGGCCAAAGATCAGTATCATTACCGATTGCAACTGGCCGCGCAGGAAGACACTCGCAATTTGCCCGGCGCCGCATTTCTGCATTCCGGTACCGGCGCGGATTATGCCGAGCAAATCCTGGCCGAAGAAAAACAAATTGTCGATAAAGGCGCGGAGGAATGGGTCAACCCTCATCAGCGCCCTAATCATTTACTTGATGCGGAAATCCTGGCGTCGGTTTGCGTCGAAATGGAATTTCCCGGCGGCGGTCTTCGTCTTTTGGCTGATCGTCTCAGGCAGCAGACATTATCCGACAGCGACAATAAATCGAAGAGCGCAAAAGTTGCAGTCACTAAATCATCCTGGATGCAACGGCGATGATGTCATTCCCGCGAAGGCGGGAATCCAGGAATATAAAATATGAAGGTAGTAACCCCATTCGCTGCGCTTAGGGGTAATTCGCTCTAAGTCTTTCAGTGCGCTGCGCTTCTGAAAGTCAAGGCTCATTATGACCTCGATCAAAGACAAATATCTGAGACTGCAAGTTGTGGCTGAAATACTCAGCTGCACAGAGCGGCACATCTACGACCTCATTGTCGAAGGATCTCTGACGGCAATCAAAGTCGGCGGCCGCGCGGTGAGAGTATCCGAGCAATCGGTTAAAGACTTTATAGAAAAACGAAAAATCAACCCGGAAGATTTCTTTGATCCGGATAATGAGACTGTGAATTCCA